ATGGCAATATTTCCACGCCATTTGCGACAAATCTGCGACAAAATGAAGTTACCGACACCGCGTAAAAGAGGTGAGACATACACAATAACAGTTTCTCATCAAGGAAAGCGCTATTATTGCACCCGTGATACTGCAAAAGAATGTGAACAATGGGCTGCTCTCAAACTGCTAGAGTTAAAGGCTCAGAAAAAAATTGAAAGTGGTGAAGAAAAACCAAAATTTCTATTCCGTGATTTGAATAATAAATATTATCAGGAAGTAGGAATGCTAAATCCATCCAAATCATCAAGAGCATGGATTAAAGGGCAGCATAAAAATTTTGAAGTGAAATTTGGGGCATTAGCTCAAAAATCAATTTATGACATTACACCAAAAGATTTAACAAATTGGCGAAATAAACGGTTATCTGAAGTAAGTGAAAATACAGTATTAAAAGAAATATCACACTACAGTGCGATGTTTACATTCGCGCAAAAAGAACTGTTTTTGATTGATGAAAACCCTTGGATGCAAATGACAAAACCCAAAAAGCCAAAAGCTCGGGACCGTCGGATACATCCTTCAGAAATAGATTTAATGCTAAAGGCTTTAGATTATGAAAGGGGCAGTGTTCCTGTGTTGCCACAGCACTATGTTGCATGGGGCTTTTTGTTTGCAATAGAGACTGCCTTGCGTCGTGGTGAATTGTTGGCAATGGAAAAGAAAGATATTTATGACGGCTATGTTCACCTACCAAAAACTAAGAATGGAGATTCAAGAAACGTACCGCTATCTGAAGAGGCAAAAGAGTTATTAAAATTAATTCAGCATACTGGGCGCAATATTATCCCTCAGTCTGAAAATGCATTTCGATTAATGTGGGAAAAAAGAAAAGCGAGTATTGGCCTTAATAATCTTCATTTCCATGATACTCGTCATGAAGCTATTACTCGTATGGTTAGAGTCAGAAAGCTACCTGTTGAGGTGTTAGCCAAAATTACTGGCCATAAGAAAATTGATGTATTGGTTAATACTTACTATAACCCTGATGCAACCGATCTGATTGAAGCATTTAACGGATAAAACTAAGCCCGCATAAAGCGGGCATAAAATTAGTTTTTTCTTTTTGGTCCACGTCGGACCTTTTGATTTTTTAGAATTGCATCGGCCGCGTCGGGATCATACATGTGTTTGCCGTTAGTGCCTTGGTTAATTGAAATGCATTTAGTGCGTATGGTTTCATCTGAAAGGCCATATTTAGCAACAAGCTCTGCCACTGATACAAGTTTACGTTTTTCTAGCTTTAGGGCGGTAACTGTACCGCCTAAAAGCATTTGACCGAGAACAATTTGAGGGGCTGAATCTGCTTCAATCGTTACGATAAATTCAGGCATTATTCCCTCCATCTTTTTCTGCCAATTCATCCAAAGCTTGAGCAAACAATTTCATGCCTTCACGTAAATGACGTGCATACTTTTCTGGTGCTGGATCGGCATAGATGAAACGTCCACCATGTGAAACAGGTACAGGTGGATTAAAGCCTGCATTTCTGTACACGCTCATGATGTGCCCACCTAGCAAGGACTCCAGCTTTTGAACGGTTTTAGGGTCCTGTAATTTTTCAATATATGTAGCCATTACCAGTCACCTCCACTTATTCTCCCACTAAGAGCGTCGCTATTAGCTGCAACCAATTCTTGATGATGTGGTTGACCATATTTATCAGCATGCGAACTTCCAAGTAGTAATACCATGGCATCACTTGGACAGTAATATTCGGCATTTGGGAAATACTCGCGTACTTCATCAAGGAGTTTTGCAAGTGCTGTGTTTAAGCGTTTAAAACGTTTTTCAAAGTTTGGATTAGCTGTGTAAAGCAAATCGCTTGCATCTAATTCACCTTCAGCAAGAACTGCCAAAACTTCAGCTTCAGATAAAGCTTTATATTTCATGCTCTAGCTCCTTTAAAAAGGTAAATCGATTGCCCAGTTGATGAATGCATTGCCATCTGAATAAAGCAAATCACCAGTATTAGAGCAGTTCGGGCATTTAACTTTGCCTGACCATAAATAGCCTGTGTTTTGAGGCTCAACTTGTATTTCCATGTATTCCGAAAACTCGCATAGCGAACACGTCGTTGGAAATTTAATATTGAGGGTTTTTAAGTTCTCATTTACTGGATGGCATTTAATGCACATGTCTTCTAATCGGTGGATATGACCGCAATGACATTTGGTAATCGCTGCTGAATAAGCGTTGTAAGTTTTAAAGATTGCATAAGTCCCGTGATTTTCATCACCGCCTTGCTGCTTGAAATAAAAACCATTTGAGATTGCTAATTTCTCAAATCCTTTAAGTGTTAAACCTTCAAGATTGAGTGTTTTATTAACAAAGTCCTCAATAGCTAAATCAATGTTATTCATTTTTTTTCATCCTGTTCAATTTCCAAAATTGCTTCCTTGATCTTTTTATAGTTCTCGGCAGAACAAGGACGAGTGAAGTTTTTAATTTGTGAAATAAATGAAGGGGAACATTCTAACTTTTGAGTTAAGAGAGTGCCGCGGCCTGTGCTTTGATCAAGCCATTTGATCAATTCATTTATCTGCGCTCTAGTAGCTCGTTTACTACTTTTCTTTTCTGACTTTTTAGCCTTATGGTTTTTAATAGACTTGGTCATCATTTCACGCAAAGTTGATTGAGCACTGATTGGCTGATTGTTGAAATACCAGGCATGACCACTTTCACCATGAGCCAGTTTTTTGATTTCATTGCCTTGTGCTAACCAAGCTTCAACTTGATCATTAAGGCTTTGCTTAAAATACGAATGTAATGGGCAAATATGCATTAGAATCTCTCCAGGCAACTAACTAAGAGATAGCCCGCCATTAACAGGCCAAGAATTGAAAAACCAAGTAACTTTTCCATTTTCATTCCATCCATGTAACGCAATTTGCTGTGTCACATTGACCAGAAATATGGCCGTTATGAGAGCTAATTGAATAAAACACTTCGCCTTCTTCACAGATCGGGCAATCTAAAGTGCCGTTAATGGTTTCAGCAGGGCGTTCTACTCCATGCTTATCGGTAATTACCTGGCGTACTTTTAAAACCGCATCGAACCAATTCATGACGTTCTGCCTCCATGAATTACCTGGACAAGTTGGCGTTGAGCTTCTTGTAAACGAGCAACCAACTGACTTACAGATTTTCCAAAAGGCACAACGATTGCTACGGTGCGCTTTTCCCAATCTTTCTTTGCATGCTGATAACCACCGAAATACACGTAAACGCGGACCTCTTCAGTGTGGTTATAGAGTTTGAAATTGATCTGTAGTCCAGGCTTAGAAAACATGAAGCAGCTACCCGCTAACTTCATGATTTCTTGTTGAACTTGTGGTGAGTTTTGAATCATTTTTATAGCCCTCAATAATAATCATCATCTTGGGAATAAAAATCTTCTTCTTCAGCAATGCGCTTATTCATCTTTTCATGACATTTAGAGCAGTGCTGATAAACAGGACCATGCATACCTTCTTCATAATCCCTATAGGAGATTAATGAAGGTTCCCTAGTTCCGCATTTGCATGTTTCCCATTGAGATGGGTCATTTTCCTTTTGTTTTTGATGAGCTTTATATTTATCAAGACATTCTTGACACATATTTGAATATTCAGCGCCAAAACTATCTGCTTCCACACAAATACGAGTTACTGCTTCACGGTCGTGGTGTCGATCGCATTCAGTTCCCCATTCGTCGTCCTGTACAGAGGTAAATTTTCCAGGTAATGATGCGTACATGATCAAGCCTCCAAAACCGAACCATGAAAAGCAGAACTTAGTTCTTCAGTCCATTTAACCTTTTCAACAAGGTTAATAAATTCAAGGTTATAAGCTGAATCAATGAAGGCATTTGCCTGGGCAATCGCAATAACGAGTTCCTTGCCATTAGAGGCTTTTGAAATGTTGGAGATAGCGCATTTGATTTGATCAATCGATCTTTCACGATAGAAATCAAAATCACGCTTTGGCTGGGCAAAATCAGGGGCGAATAGTCGAGCATCAACAAGGATGTCGAATTGGGTTTTAGAAGGGTTATGTTTTTTCATGACTAAATCCTAAGTTAGATTAGATGTATTAAAACTAATCTAGCTTAGATTTTTAGTCAATCAATATTTCTAAGTTTACTTAGATTATTTTTTTTATTATTGATTTATAAGAATTTTTTTGGAGGTTCAAATTTACCCACATATTTACCTTTATAAATACAATTTTCTTTAAGAGGGATAATGTTCGGATGGAAATTCCCATTTAAAGCTTGTAAGTACATGTTTTTATTCTCTCTAACAAGAGCTTTGAATGTTGCTTGATCATCACACATTGCAACAATCATTTCACCTGTTTGAACGTATTCAAGTGGAATATCTGGATCGATACAGATTAAATCCCCATCTTTGAAGTGTGGGGTGTTGCTTGTGCCCTGAACAATCATATAAAAACTGTTTCTTCCTGCTTCTGGTGGGGCAGGTAACCATAGTTCAATTTCATGTGGTTGAATTGATCTTACATTGGTCCAGTTTCCAGCTTGAACATAATCGAGCACAGGCAGCATCCTTGTAATTGGTCTAAAGTCTTTAACAGATTGCTCATTATTATTAACACCATATTTTAAATAATCAATTGTAGTATCAAGGACCTGACACAAAGCCTCTAAATTTTCGTATTTAGGCTCATTTACGTCTTTTTCCCAAAAACCGACTGTTACATCAGATACTCCAACTAGATCGCCAAGTTTTACTTTGGATAATTTTTTTTCTTTCCTAAGTTTTTGTATACGTAAACCAATGGTTTCCATTTCTAAATCCTACAATGATTATCTAAGTTATCTTAGCTATTGACTATCGAAGTTAACTTGTGTCTAATAAATTCTAAGTTTACTTAGATTTTTTTGGTGACAGTATGACCCGTACAGAAGCTCTAGAGCTACTTAATTGCAAAAAACTTTATCAATTAGCAGAAAAACTCGAATTGACCACTTCTGCAATAGCTCAATGGGGTGATGAGGAAGACATCCCTGATTATCGTGAATATGAAATCAGAGAATTAGCGGCTGGCCGAGTTCCTAAGCGCCTCCAAAAGAGCAAGCAGAATTTAGTGCATGTAAATAATTAAAAAAATGAATGAAATCGGAGATTTTTAACATGGTTTTATCTTTAATCGAACGTCGTGAAAAAACTGTTATGTCATTAGAGCAAGCTTTGAAAGCTGCTGTTTATCGTCCAGGTGATGAATACCTAATGGCACAAATTGCCGAAAAGAATGGATGGAATATCAATACGTTCCGTAGCTCTATCAATCCAACGACTCCTACCCATAAGGCAAATATTTATCATTTCGAAGCTATTTTAGATGAAACAAAAGATAGCCGGATTATGGATAGTGTTTGTGCAATTCATGGAAATGCGGCTTGGTTTGAGTTGCCGAAAACTGAAAATTTAAATACCGCTGATTTTGTTATGAAAATAGGCAAATTGGCACAAGAGCAGGGTGATTTATCTCAATCCGTAGCTAAAGCAATTGGCGATGGATGCATTAGTGAAGATGAGTTAGCGGTAATTCGTAAAGATGCTTTTGAACTCATTCGAGTTGTTTCAACTATTTTGGCTATGGCTGAGGAACAACATAGAGGTGATCATGCCTAGAAAAAAGAAAGGGTTTGAACTACCCGATGTAAAACATGCTGCCCGTGGTCAATGGGAAGATATTTTTGCACGTTTTAATATTACTGTTCCTAAAAAAGATACTCATGGACCTTGTCCGTACTGTGGTGGTGAAGATCGTTTTCGATTTGATGATAAATATGAAAATGGTGATTGGCTTTGTAATGTTTGTACAGAAAGCAAAAACAGAGATGGCTTTGATTTAATTGGTAAAGTTACAGGTTTACCGTTTTCTCAAATCATTGAAGAGGTTGCTTCAATTGTTGGTTTAGATGCAACCAGTACTATCACGCCTCAAATGCGTAAACAGTGGGAAGAAGAAAAAAAAATACGTGATCGTATTAACCAGGAGATGAAGCTTAAAAAACAGCAACAAGTAGCTAGACAAGCAGCAGGTTTATACCGCAATCCTTATCCTGGTGAAACAAGCCCATATCTTGAACGAAAGCAAGTACCCGTTTTACCTGGCGTGAAGATTGATCATAAAGGGAATGTACTAATTCCTGCTTATGACACTGAAGGCTTCATGTGGAATATGCAAACTATATATCCGGATGGTGGAAAGTTTTTTGTTTCTGATGAAGAGGACCCAAATGGAAACAAAAAAGGTGGACGTACAGGCGGCTGTTTTTTCCTTCTCGGAACCATCGAGCTTGTTGACCCAATCATTATTTGCATAGCTGAAGGGTACGCAACTGGTGCAAGTATTCACTTGGCAACTGGCTATCCCGTGGCTTTGGCTTTTGTAGCTAACAACATTCCAAAAGTCGGTGCAGCTTTAAGAGAAAAATACCCGCAAGCAACACTTGTTTATTGTGCTGATGATGATAGTGCAAAAGATGATACAGGCATGAAATACGCTCAACAAGCTGTGGCTGTCACTGGCGGCATCGTAGTACTCCCTAAATTTAATAAGGTGGCATAAGTGAACCAAAACCAACAAGCAGGACAGCCACAAGCAACTTTCATCCCATCGGACTTCAATGACCTGCATTTGATGTTTGGGTTGGAAGAGGTAAAGGCTCAGATCGTCCAGGCTATTAATACGTCTATTCCTTTTTCCCCCGAACCCCCTAAAACCAACAAGCCCATCCATAGTGGGGGGGAAATTGAGAAAAATTCTCATGTTCCAATGGTTGAGGAAAATCTTATGGCTGTTGAATCGGGGCAAGGGAGTGACATTTCGACAGAAAATGATGCTGTACCTGAATCTATTCAAAAATTCATTGATCGTTATTACTTAATTGAAGCAAAAACAGATGTTTGGGATAACTTTGACAAAATCGTAATCAAGAAAAATGCGTTTACTGCTTTGTTGGGCCAAAAGCAATACAAATTATGGTTAGACCATAAAAAAGTTATTCCAAAATATGAGTTTGAGCACAATGTTAATATGGCTACTAACTTAACTATTCAGGAATTATTAGATAATTTCGTTGTCCTAGCAAACTCAGAGGAAGCTTGGAATTTAGTTGAGCGTAGGACTTGGCTTATTAAGCATATACGGATTGCGTACCCTAATATTTTTGACTTGTGGTTTAAGTCTCCAGCTAGAAAAATCATTCCCCGTCAAAACCTTATTTTTGACCCTAAGCAAGAACATGATCATGATGAAAATTACATTAATATTTATCGTGGATTGAACATTGATGTAATACGTGATCAGCATGGTGAACAATTGACTCGTGCAGAAGTCTATGAAGATTGTAAGGGCATCATGACCTTGATTAATGATCTTTGCGATGGGGAGGAGGAAGCAGTTCGATTTTTATTGAAATGGTTAGCTTTTCCCTTGCAAAACATTGGTGCAAAAATGGCAACTTGTGTGTTGATGCATGGTCATATTCATGGATCTGGTAAATCTTTAATGTTCGTTTCAATCATGAAAAAGATTTATGGTGAATACCATACAACAGTTGGGCAAGCTCAACTTGATAACCAATATAACGAATGGATTGAAAACAAACTTTTCGGTGTGTTTGAAGAGATTGTAGACAACAAGAAAAAACATAACGTTATGGGGATGATTAAACATCTCATTACTGGTGAAACGCTCTATGTAAGTAAGAAATTCGTATCAGGATGGGAAATGAATAACCACCTGAATACTGTATTTTTATCGAACAATACTCAACCACTACCAATCGAAGAAAAGGACCGTCGGTTCTTAGTGCTTAACCCATGTAAAGACTTGGATGGACCTTTGCATGAAAGGGTAATGCAAGAGTTAAAGACTAACGGTGTACAAGCTTTTTACACCTATTTGATGGGGCTTGATTTAACTGACTTTCATGAACACGTTAAGCCGCCAATGACCATAGCTAAAAGGACGATGATTGATTATTCGCGTGCAGGCTTTGACACGTTTTACCATGAATGGAAAAACGGTGACACAAAATTCCCTTATGTCTCATGTAAATCAGAGCAGCTTTATAAAGCGTTTGGTCAATGGTCCAGAACAACTGGAGAGCATCAAATCAGTATGAAAAGATTCATTATTGAGGGTAAGAAGCATGGTATTGTTCCAAGTGATAAGGCCAAGCATTGGAAGGGTAAGCGAAGTTCTGGACAAAATAAAGTCATTATCATTGGTGAAAAACCCAAAGATGAACAAGAGCAGCTTTGGCTGGGGTTGCAAATCGAACAATTTCAAGATAGCTTAGACGGGGTGAATGATGTTCCTGAAGCAAAATACGTACAATAAGAGCTTCCCATGTGAACGATGTGAATGGTCATGTGAACCATTTAAGCAAATCATTCACACGCTCAAAGCCTTACCTAGCAACGCATACAACAACCATGTGAATGATGTGAACCATTTTCTTGCGCGCGCACGTGAGAGAAAAAAACACCTATTGCTTAATTTAAATCAATTTAAATCAAATATTGTTCATAATGTAAACACAAGTGAAATCACTCTCACGCGAGAAAACACACATAAATCATTCACATCATTCACATGTAATACAATTTATTGTTTTTACTCATGTTTCTATGTGAACCATTGGTCAAAATCATTCACACAACCATTCACATCATTCACATGGAATTTTGAGGATTAAAAAAATGGAAAAATATTTACGTTTATTAAATCCCAAAACAACCAATTATGATGCAATCCCTTCAGGTAACCACGGTGCTTTGACTGCTGCGGACGTATGCATTGCTATGAGTTATGCAAAATTAACTCCTTTGCAGGATAACTTATTCCGCTTGAAATACTTGGGCGCAAACAACATTGAGAATGTGGAGTTATTTAGCAAGTTATTGCTTACAAAGTATCAAGATAAATTTATTCAAGCAGGTGTGAACATGATCTATCACTTGCCAATCGTTCGCGTTGCTTTGGTTGAGTTCTGTTTAGTATCTGCTGATTACAAACCTACTGAACGTAACCGGGAAATTATTTCTGGATTCAGTGATACAACTGTACGCAACCACATGAAACGCCACATTGATAATGTTTTAGCTGATCTAAAACAGGCATGTGAGTTAGGTGAAGAAAAGATTATTAAGCAGGTTTATTGCTCTAAGTAAACTTCGGTATTGACACAAAAGCAAAGTTAAGTTAGATTTCTTCACAATGGAAAACTGTATTAAACGCTGTAGTTTCCTTCAGAGCTGAAAAGCTCTCTTTCAAAGCCCGCATGACTCCCTTTGACATGCGGGCTTCTTTTTTGGAGTCGATGATGGTCACAGGTAGATTGATTATTGAAATGAAACCGTGGGTTTGTTATTCCGTCTATGCTCTCTATTTGATTGAGAAAAAGATCGGAAAACGAAAACTGACTTCAAAATTGATGACAAAACTTTTAGAGCGTTGCATTCGATTTGAAGAGATTGATCATGTCCAATCGTCCACCACAAAGAGCTAAGCGCCCATGTCTTGTGGGCAGTTGTAAAGATTTCGCATCGAACAAAGGTTACTGTGACCAGCATCAAAACCGAATCAAACAAAAAGATCGGGAGCGGGGCACAGCACACCAGCGCGGCTATGATGCCCGTTGGGAAAAAGAAAGAACAAAATTCTTAGATGAGAACCCGCTATGTGCGGACCATCGCAAGCGCGGACTTGTTGAAGCCGCAACGGTTGTTGACCATATCATCCCGCACAAAGGCGACCAGGTGTTGTTCTGGGATAAGAACAATTGGCAACCGCTTTGCAAGTCATGCCATGACCGCAAGACAGCAACCGAAGACAAAGGCGGCTGGTCATATCAACCACCAGTTACGCAAAAGCCAGTTGATTGTTATGTTTTTAAAGTTGGTGAGATGGTACAAGCTGCAACGGCTTATGCAATTGACACTTTGTCCTGTGGTTGGACTGATAGTTTTGAAATCAAATCAATCGAAGATAAAAAGATTGAAGTGCATGATGCCGATGGCTTTGTTCATAAGCTGCATCACTCACACTTCAAGGCGGTGACTGCATGAGTTGCGAACGAGAAGTTATATTGCTCGGTGATCCGGTTGTATATCGTGATGACATCAAAGGCTTTGATGAACTAGGTGTCGTTGTTAAGACTGGCTCATCATTCGAAGTACTTTGGAATGGTGAAACAACTCCTAAAACTACAATCTACGAAAGACTACGTGGCGCTCGACTTGATGAAGTCGATGCTGGTTGCCGAGTGATTCAAGGTGTGATTTATGAATGAGATTCCTAAACCGCCTCGACCACCTGAGCCAACAGAAGTAATAGGAAATGATTTCATTCCTAAACGTCCAGTTCCACCAGATGTTGCAAGGCCACCGATTCAAATTCTATATCCAGATGAGACAAGCTTTTCTGATCGTTGGACCATAGGTTTTTATTGGGGCGCTTTTATCGGTTTTGGATTTGGAATTATTTTTATAAAAATCCTTATCAAACTTGGGTTTTAGGGGATAGGGGGTCAAAAGTCAAAAAGGCCCTCTCAGAAAAGACCGCCCCCCCGTCAAATTTTCACATGGTCAAAAGTCCATAGGGGGGTATACCTCTGATATTTAATTAGGTTTTGAATTTTTGGAGGTTATATGTCTAGAACTGGTAGACCATCTAAGCCACTTCAAGAAAAAATTTTAAGTGGTGCTCGGATTCGTCCTGACCGTGATGAAGAAGCTCAGGTAGCAAATGCTTCTGTCGATCTAGGAATGCCACCATGTCCTAGTTGGGTAAAAGGGGCAGCGAAAAAACATTGGGAAGTCTTAGGGCCTAAATTAGTTCAAGCTGGTTTGCTAAGTGTTGTTGATGGTGACGTATTTGGTTTGCATTGTGACAACATTGCCGCTTACGAACAGGTTTGTGAAAAGCTAACAAAATTTGATGACTGGATTGCTAAGACACCAAACGATTTTGTTATTCAATCTGCGTGGCTTCAGATTCGAAATAAATTACAGGAACTAATAATAAAAACTGCTCGCGAATTTGGATTAACTCCAGCCGCACGTTCAAACGTAAAAATTAACAAGCAACAGCAACAAGATTTATTTGGAGCAAGTCAGTCAACTGAATCTGATAACGATCCATATAAAAATTTCTCTTAGTAGGTAACTATGCGTGATTATTTCAAAATCGCGCTCCAATATTGCAATGATGTGCGTACTGGAGTGCGTACAGCAGGGTTATATGAAAAAAATGCAGTAAAAAGATTTATATCTGATCTTTCACGTTCAGGTTATCCATTCGGCCAAGCTGATGAAGAAACTGAAGAACTTTTGAAGGTTCTTAAAGTTGGTGCTAAAGCTGCTGATATAAATTTTGAATATGAAATTGACCATGAGAAAGCCAATCGAGCTTGTTACTTTATTGAAACGTGTCCTCATGTCAAAGGTACTTTAGGAAAAATACAAAGAGATGGTAGCCGCCTTAAATTGGTGATGGAACCGTGGCAAGTCTTTATTACTTTTAATCTCTTTGGCTGGGTAGATGCTTCGGGTTTACGTCGATTTATTTACTATTACATTGAGGTTGCAAAGAAAAATGGTAAAAGTACGTGGCTTTCTGCAATGGGCGTTTATATGGCGTTCATTGACGGTGAACCAGGAGCCGAAGTTTATGCGGCTGCTACTTCAAAAGAACAAGCAAATATCGTATTTGGCGATGCAAAAAAGATGGTTGAGTATTCACCATTTATGCAGCAGCGTTTCGGCATTGAAGTTTCGCAATATTCAATCTCTCAACCGTCAACGAACTCGTTTTTTAAAGCGCTATCACAGGATCGTGGCGGGACAAAAGATGGTTTAAACGTTCACTTCGGTATTATTGATGAATTACATGCTCATAAAGATTCGAGTATGTATGACATTGTTTCAGATGGTATTGCTGCGCGTGATCAGCCATTAGTAGGAGCGATTTCGACGGCTGGAGACGATAATACGGGTGTTTGTTATCGTGAAAGAACAACAGTTGTTAATATTTTAATGGGTCAATCTTCACACGAACAATATTTCGGCGTGATTTTTTGTTTAGACAAAAAAGATGATTGGCGTGATCCCAAAAACTGGCCTAAAGCTAACCCAAATTATGGTGTCTCTGTCACAACTAAATATCTTGATGCGAAATATGCAAAGGTAAAAATTTCACCTTCTCAAGAAGCATTTTTCAGACAAAAACACTTAAATGAATGGGTGGGAGCTGTAAACGGTTGGATTGCTCCTTCAGAGTGGGAAAAGTGCAAAAAAGAGGTGAAGTTATCTGATTTTAAAGGGATGACTCGTTTTGGTGGCTATGATTTAGCTAGTCGACTCGATTTAGCAGATTGGGGCGAACTTATTCCAAGGTTAGAGGAAGACGGCAAAATCCATTGGTATGCATTTGTTCACTCTTATATTAATGAAAAACGGGTCGAAACTAAGGAAGCAATTAATGGTGAAAAGCGACCAGATGATTATCCAGTTTGGCGTGAAGATGGTTGGTTAATTGCAACATCTGGTGAGTCTACAGATTACAAGCGTATTCAACGAGATATTGAAGAATCTCATGTTGAAAGTCCATTTTATGAGATTGGCCATGATCCTTACCATGCTGAACAATTAACAGCAAATATTCTTGAAGAAGGAATTACAGCTGTAGAAGTTCCCCAAAAGACAGAATTTCTAAGTCCAGCTATGCGTTGGATTGAGGTGTTGATTGCGGAAGGTCGTTTTCATCACTGTGGCGATCCTGTTTTTACTTGGTGTGCTTTAAATGTAGTGGTTAAAGAAGATGCTAAGGAAAACATTTTTCCTAGAAAGATTTCTCCAGCCAAAAAAATTGATGCAATGGTGTCAATCATTATTGCTGCTGCACGTGCAAGGCATTGGGATGATGAGTCAGTTTTTGACTTAATACCCGGTGAAGAAAATGGGAATTTTGATGATTTTCTGAGTGGTATGATTAAGGTATCTAGACGATGAGTAAAAACCGCCATAAAGCAAAAGGTCGTCAAAAAGATGACCTAAAAAAGCTGAAAGTGCGGGGAACTGGACCAATACAAGACAGAACGGGGACGACCTTATTTGATCGTCCCCGTTCTGCTGTTAGGACGGCAAAGCCCGTTACTTTTGATAGTGCAATGACGCTGAGTGCGGTTTTTGCCTGTGTCAAGATTCTTGTAGAGTCAGTAGCAACCCTGCCGATTCAAATGTTTGAGCTAAATTCCGATGGGAGTCGAACAGTTGTAAAAGATCATCCGGTAATTAAGCTTTTAAGTAACAAGCCAAATCGTTATCAAACTGCTGTCGAATTTAGAGAGCAATTTATGCTTAACCTTGTGGCTGGAAATGCAGTTTGTAAACGTGACTATTTTGGAAAAAAATTAGTTAGTTTACAGGTCATAAATAGCGGCTCCGTAAATATGAAAATTCAGGATAACGGGGATCCTATCTATGAATGTCAAATAAATGGCAAGACGGTCCAATTATCCGAGAAACAAGTCTGGCATGTAAAAATGTTTGGTACTGGTTTATGGGGCATGTCTGCAATTGCATATGGCGCTGGATCAATTGGTGTTGGCCTTGCTGCGAGTGATAAAACTACTCGATTAATGTCAAATGGTGCTAAGCCAACAGGTGCATTGAAAACTAAACGTATTCTAAAAGATGCTCAACGAGACACTCTAAGAACAGAATTAGATATTTTGGTAAATGGTGATGATGGAGATATTGCAGTTTTAGAAGACGATATGCAGTTCGAGCAAATCAGCCTTACACCAGCCGATCTAGAGTTAATCGAAATTCGTAAGTTATCTGTAGAGGATGCTTGCCGCTTCTTCGGGGTTCCACCAATTTTGGTTTATATGTCTGATGGTTCGACAACCTGGGGTAGCGGTATCGAGCAAATTATTGATGGCTTTTACAAATTTGGTTTGCGTCCATATTTGGAGCGAATTGAAGAAAGTATGCGTATTCATTTGTTAGAGCCACATGAATGGGATTCTTATGAGTTTGAGTTTAAAACCAAAGACTTATTACGCGCTTCATATTTGCAACGAATAGCAGCTAATAAAGATCGAATTATTAGTGGTCAATCATCAATTAATGAAATTCGTCGTGAAGAGGGTGATACGCCTGATCAAAACGGTGATTTTTTACTTGTTCCAGTCAATATGACAACGGCAGAACGAATGAAAACAGGCAATTACAAGGTGAAAGATGAAGATAAACCAACTGCAAGTGCGAAATAAATTTTCGCCAAACTTGCCTAAAGTCCAGTGTCGACGGATGCCTATTGCTGTAGAAAATTGTCGTTTTATCAAGAAAGACGATAAAACAGGTGTAGTTACAGTAAGTGGTTATGCAGTTAAGTGGGATTCAGTTAATTATTATGGTGAAAAGTTCTTAAAGGGGGCTTTTGCCGATGTCTGTGCAGCATTTAATGCTGGTACTAAAAAAATTCATTGTTACTACAATCATGGTTGGCGTCAGTGGTATGTCGATTCAACCATTACCATGCGAATTGGTAAGATCATTAAGCTACTAGAAGATGATACTGGTTTATATCTTGAGGTTGAGCTAACGCCAGGTCTTGCCTTAGCCCAAAATGTAGCAGCAATGGTGCAACATGGAACGGTTGATGGCTTCTCAATTGCGTTTTACCCACCTAACGAAATTGATATGGAGAATAAAGGCACTCATGTAGAAATTAAACGTGCTGATTTATATGAAATTAGTATTGTAGACGACCCAGCAGATGATTCAGCAAGAATTATTAGCGATGATGCGATTAATGCCATTCAATCTGAAGATGATGCGGCAGAACTTTTAAGATCAATTCTGCCTGGTGATTACGCAGAAAAATTCTTGGCACGTTGGACTAGTGTGCATCAACCCAAACAAGACCCGGAACCTAAAGAAGATCCATTTTCTTTTTTAGACAAAATTGTTTAGTAACCCCCTTAAATTTTAAATAAAGACCCGCTTTTAGCGGGTTTTTTTATGCATAGGAAAAAATTATGACTGCATATCAAAAATTACCATTAGCTCAGCATATGAATTCTTTTAAAGGATTAAATCCACGTGATCGTCAGGATTTGGACCAATATGCAATTCAATTGCGAGATCGTATCAGCCAATTTGACCAGCTTTTAGAACGTTATCGTGGCCGACTTGAAGGATTAGACGGTTTGCCAGAAGATTTACGTGCTGATTTAGAGGCTCGATCAAAACAAGTTGAAGAAATCGCTGGAATGATTCAAGACATTCAACAGCGCATGGTTGAAGGTGTTCAGGGAGCTAATGGTACAGAACAACGCAATGTACTTGCTGCTTTATTGCGTAACAAAGACGCAGTAGATTATGCAAAAGTTATGCACTCTCGTTCAGGCAAGAAGAAAGACGCTGTAGTTTTTGAAGGTATTAATGCTCGTAACGTTATCACTTTGAAATCAATGCCAGCCAATGCAGTTAAAGCTGAAAATGATTTAAACCGTACTGCTGTAACTCAACCTTTAAGTATTATTGACTTAATTAATTGGGGAACTACGGATGAGCCTATTCATTACTTCTTGCGTGAATCGGCCTTTGACATCATGGCAGACATTGCCCCAGAAAATACTGATAAACCTGAATCAAATCTGACTTTTGGTTTAGCAACGATGAATGTAGGCACCATTGCTCATTGGATTCGTGCTTCTAAACAAGTTCTTGCAGATATGACTTCCCTTGCAACTTATTTGGAAGTTCGTATGGCTTATGGTGTTCGTTTAAAACTTGAATACTATATTGTTAATGGTCATACACCTGCCGCTGGTGAACAAAAAATCTTTAGTGGTCTACTCGAAGAAGATAACTTTGTTACCATCACTCCAGAAGCAGATGCAACTGCATTAGATGTTTTGAACCAGGCAAAATATAAAGCTGCTGCTTCATTTGTTCTACCAGATACAATGATTTTAAACCCTGAAGATTGGGGGAAAATTGAGCGAATTAAGGGTGCAGATGGGCACTATATTTTCGGTTCACCTGGTGCGGTTATCCAACCAGTATTATGGGGATTGCCTGTAGTATTTGCTGCTTCAATGCCAAAGGGTAAATATTGGGTAGGAAATATTGCTATTGGTTTTGATGGTGTTATTCGTGAAGATGTTTCTGTAACTATTTCCACTGAAGATGGTAATAACATTACTAAAAACTTGGTAACAATCCTTGCAGAAATGCGTGCAACAGGTGCAGTCGTTTTACCTGATGCATGTGTTGCAGGTGATTTACCAGTAATTGCCCCTCCAGCGGGTGGCTAATATTCAATAAAAGCAGCTTTAGAGCTGCTTTTTTCATGTTTTATGCAGATTTTTGGAGGCTTTATTCAGAAATCTGCATTTTTCTTCATTTTTAGGACGTTTTTATGAGTGACTACATTTCGCTAGAGTTAGCCAAATCTCATTTACGTGTTTTGCATGCGCGTGATGATTCATATATTGAGTTACTGATCAAAGCGGCTTTAAAAGCAGTAAATAACTTTATTAATAGAAGTTTTGAAGATGTTCAGGAAAAGTGGGGGCTTCCAGTAGGCACCATACCTGAAGATTTAGTATTTGCGGTCTTTTTGATTATCGGTGATATGTATCAAAACCGTGCGGCTCAAATGGATGCAGCGTTATACATAAACCAACGTTGTGAAAGTTTGATGTTTCCTTATCGAAAGATGGGGGTTTAACCATGCATGAAAAATTTGAAGCTTGGATTAAAGCCCAGCCGTTTTATACAAAACTGATTTATATACATGGTGAACGTCTTTTCATCCGTGACAATGGTGAATATCAGATTTTTGCAATGGAAGTGGCACTTCAAGCTTGGCGTGAAAATTATGAAGGTCGCTTATTGGCTATTTCATTATTTGAATCCAAATCAAAGACAGTTGAAAGCCTATTAAAAAAAGGTAAAAAGCAGCAACAGGAAATTGATTTAATTCAATGCAATTGTCCTGGTTGTATGCGTCAGAAACTTAATTTAGGTGGTTATCAGCCATGTAGTTGTAAAAATATCACGGTGTGTTCACCACCAAAGAAACCATAGGTGATTCATGCAATCAGGCAATCTAAATCAATATATTGAAGTTCAGCAAAAAATGGTTGAACAGGCACAAAATAAATCTGGTGATCGTGAGGAAGTTTGGGTAAATATTTTTCCCATTTACGGCCATATTACTGATTCATCTGTACGTGATCTGATTGCAGCGGGTAAAGAACAATCTGCTGTAGCTTGTCGCATTCTGATTCGTCAATCTGATGTTTTGCCTGGTACAGATTGGACCAAATGCCGACTAGTTTGTGATGGGCTTTATTATCGAATTATCCGACCATTGCGTGACAATAAAACAGGCAATGAATATTTGACTTTAGCATGTGAGCAAGGGGTATATAAATGGCAGGATTCCAACTAGAAGGGCTTGATGAAGCTCTAAAAAAAATGGATGAAATGGCTAAAAACATCCAAAAAAAGCATTTAAAGAAAGCCTTGCGTGAAGGCGCAAAGATTGTTCAAAAATCAGCTAAAGAAAACGCTCAAAAAATTAATGATCCTAAAACCAGTGCTGATATTGCAAAAAACATTGTTATTCGCGCGGGTAAAACAGCCGATAAAAACTCTGTGAAGGTTCGTGTCGGAGTTAAAGATGGTGGTGAATTCTGGCGTCAGAATAAGAATGTTCAGCGTAAAGGTAAGAAACGACAGAAAAATCCGCATTACACCTTTTTAGAAAATGATACTCGTCACTTTTGGTTGGTTGAGTTCGGAACAGCCAAAACCAAAGCACAGCCTTTTATGCGCCCAGCGTTAGAGTCAAATATTGACAGTGTGACAGAAGCGGTAGCCGCTAAGCTTAAAAAGGATATTCTGGGGGATATAAATTAATGTTGATTATTCCATTAATTGAAATTTGTGAAAAAGATATCGAATTAGTAGGGCTTTTGACTGATGAGGCTGGTTTAAAAGTCAGCGAATTTGATGCCAATAATATAAATGGCGCTCCATATGTTTGTTGGCAGATTATTGATGCTAATCCTGAGCAATATTTATCAGCACCCTCAGATATGGATTCAATTTATGCACAAATTGATATCTATGCAGCCACTAAAGGTTCAACACGGCAAATTGCACGATTGTTAAGAAAAAACATTGAAGAGTATTGCTATGTCGAAGATTACACCGGAGTCGTGCGCGATTCCGAAACCAACTTATACCGTATTCGGATAGATAGCCGATGGTGTGAAGAACCTTAAATTTTAAAGACCGCCAAGAGGCGGTTTTTTTATGGAGAAAATATTATGGCGCGTCGTACGCAAGGCACTGGTGTTTGGTTTGTGGATGAAGTCCCTGCAACACCTGGTACTTTTGAACTGGTTGAAGTTGACTGTCCTTTAAACTTTAAACCAGGCACAGATTCAAAAGATCGAATCGAAACAACTTGTTTAAAACAAGAGGAAAATAAAACTTATTTAGAAGGCGGTGGTCTAAAAGACCCTGGGCAATCAACATTTGATGTTAATGCTGATCCACAAAAACCATCACACGTCCGTTTATACAATCTGGAAAAATCTGGAAAAGCGGTTCAATGGATTGTAGGTTGGGCAGGAAAAACTAAAGGTAGTGTAAAAAATATAGTACCAACCATTGATGCTCAAACCGGTGATGTAACTTTGCCAACAGGCCGAAGCTGGAATAAGTTTGAAGGTTATGTTGATACATTCCCTATGGATCTTGATGCAAACACTGTTATTAAAAGCACCGTTACTATTCAACGAAATACTTCAGTTGATTGGATTCCTGAAACAATAACCCCTTAACAAAAAAGCCCCGAAATGGGGCTAATTTTTTGGATTTAAAACATGAATAAATTAAGTATTGAAGATATTTTATCTGGCGCTTTGGTTGGTAAACCTGAACTAATTGAAGTTGATATTGTTGTAAGCGGTGAACCTCGTACATTTGAGACATATATTAAAATTATGGATTACGAGACAGCCAAAGCTCAAATGAATGCCAACACAGAAGGCCGTGAAGGTTTGGCTTCGATTCTTGCTGATTGTATCGTTACTGAAACTGGAGAACGGGTTTTTACAGAAGAACAAGTACGCCTAAAATTCAATAAACATTTAATTGATGCAATTTGGCAAAAGATTCTTGAAAAGAACTTTTTGGGAAAGTCGAGTACACAGAAGAAGAGTTCAACGAACTTGAGTTCTGGGCAGAACTCGTCCAAAACGGTATCGCGGGGGCAACGATCAGCGAAGCAAAAACGAAACTCAGTTACCGAGAATTCATCTTCTGGAAACAATATCGACAGCGGAGAGGTAGCCTCAACTTAGGTTTGAGATTTGAACAGGTTCTTGCTGAACTAAAATTCATGTATGCAAAAGCTAATGGTTTTGAGGTTGAAGACGTGTATGACTTTTTACCTCATTTTGATGCACCAGAAATCAGCTTTGAAGAAGCTATGCAGAACTACCAATCTTAAAATCTTTAGATCATCTTAAAAGGTGGTCTAAAGGTGTGACATTTTTTAACCTGTTTGTTAGATTGTCTTGGTTTATAACAAATGGTGAAATTCATGAAAAATCTATTAGTTTTATCTTTACTGGGTGTGGTTTTATCGGGTTGTGCAGCTACTTATACGCCACCTGAAACTATTCAAACAAATACTTTATTAAAAAATTCTATTGATGCAAAAAGAGATGCTTTGATTAAAGCGGTTCAAAAAACATTAGCTTTAAATGGTGAGCAAATCCAAAATATTGATACTAATACAGGGATTATTACCACTGTTCCTAAAACTCTACGCCTGAATCCAGACTTAGCGGATTGTGGTAAGACAATGGGATTGGATTACTTAAAAGATAATCGTACAAATTCAAAGTTTTCCTACAATATTATTGTCGAAGATAATTCTTTGACTATTAAAGGAAATCCGACTGCTGAATATAGAGTGGGTGCATCTGATCAAGATATGAATTTAACTTGTGTATCTAAAGGCGTACTTGAGAAACAACTTTTTGAAAGTATCAAAAATAATCTTTGAGTCTTAAGTTAGTCACAAACTAACAAATACATTGAACCGGCTTTTAAGCCGGTTTTTTATTGTCTGGAGAAAACTATGGCATCTGCTTCACTTGGGCGTTTAACGCTAGATTTAGTTGCTCAAATTGGTCAATTTGTTGGACCAATGACTCAAGCGGAACGGAAAGCCAAAGAATCTACAGCCAAAATGGGCAAAGCTTTCTCCGATTTTAAAGAGCAAATGAATGCTTCATTAGGTGGTACTCAGATTGGCTCTGCAATAGAAGGTATTACTGGAAAGCTTGGGGCATTACGTGGTGGCGTTTTAACAGCAACAGCATCATTAGCTGGTATGGCAGTAGGAGGTTTAGTTGTTGCTGGTGGTGCATTGAGTCAAATGTCACTTGATTTAGCAAAAGCAGATGCAGAGCTTAACCAGTTATCGAGAAGAGCTGTAACTTCTGCTGAAAACTTTCAAATTGTTGCTGGTGCTGCTAGTGCATTTGGAGTCGAGCAAGATAAGTTAAGTGATATTTTGGCTGACACCTCTGAGAAGCTGGGCGAATACACATCCACAAAAGGTGGTGGAGCAAAAGACTTTTTTGAAATGTTGGCTAACAACACAAAAATGACTTCAAAAGAGATTGATGATTTTGCTAAGAAATTATCAACAATGGATACCACAGATGCATTAGGTCTAATTACCACCAAATTAGATGAAATGGGTGCAACAGCAGCAGAAAAACGTTTTGTTCTAGAGTCTCTAGCTAGTGATTTGGGTGATTTGGCTCCACTGTTTGCAAACAACTCTGAGTTAATTAAAGAGTATGGTGTTCAATTACATGAAGCTGGAGTAATTCGGACACAAGAAAGTATTGATAAGTCTTTATTACTCAATGCACAGACTCAAGCATTAGGTACACAGTTTCAAGGCTTTAAAAATCAATTAGCTAGTCAAATGACTCCAGTGTTGAGTAATTTAATTCAATACTTTGTGGATGGCGCTGTTAAAAGTGGAAGTTTTGGAACGGTTTTAAGTTCTGTTGGTGCTGTTGCAAAAATCGTCGGTGTTGCAATTGTTGGTGTGGCTAGTGCTGTTTCTGTTGTAATTCAATCAATCAGTGGTTTTGCTAATCTAATTAATCATATTGGCGTGGTAGCTGCTAGGCTTGATGCTGCTACTACAATAAGTGATCAGATTAATGTCTTGAAAACAGGATTTAGTGAAGGCAAAGATATTTGGAATGATACAGCGGCTGGGATAGATAAAACTATCAGAAGCGCGATGGCTTTTGTAAGTAATGTTCAGACTAGCACAATGCCAACTTTAACTGGTCTGTCAGCGGCACAATTAAAAGTTAACCAAGCAAACTTAGCAAATTCAAAAAGTACCATTACTGATACAGATACAGCTAAGGAAAATGCCAAAGCTAAGGAGGAACAAGCAAAGGCAGCAGCTAAAGCGGCCAAGGCTCAGCAAGACCTTAATAAAATGGTTGGTGCTTCTGCACTTAATGGTTTACGTATTAAGGGGGCAGAATCAATTGCAGGCGGACAAGTCAGAGCTTATACCGCAAATTTTGCACAACTTGTTCAATCTGCTTTGGGCAAAGACTTAAATCGATTCACAGCTTTTAATGACACCTATCACAAAGGTACTAACAGTAAACACGCTACAGGAAATGCTTTTGACTTTACTCTTGGTGATGTCAAGAAATCTGGTGAAGCAGTTACTCAACTTGAGCAGATGGCAAAACGTTACGGGTTTATTATCAAAGTTCTTGATGAATATCGTAACCCTTCAAGTCGTGCAACCGGGGGCCATATTCATGTTTCAGTTTTGGGTTATAAAGGTACGGCCGATGCATTAAAAGATGCAAATGCTGAACTTGATATAGTTCAAAAGGCAAATGATGAAGCTCTTAAAATTCAGGAAGAGCGTGAGAAAAAACAGCTAGCTATTGCTGTTAAGTATGCTTCACCAGAGCAGAAATTAGCTTTAGATAATGCCCAGGCTATCAAGCAAATTAAATTAGCTCACGCGGGTGATCAAGAAGCTATAGATAAATATCTTAAACTTCAAGAAGAGTCATATCAAAAAGACTTGGATGCTTTTAGAGCTGCCCAAAATGAAAAAATCGTAGGTGCCACTCAGGATGCAGCTAGAGCAGCTGCAAACTGGAACCAGACTTATGCTGATATTTCGGGTAACTCTGGAGTTTATGGACTTCAGCAAACAAGAAATAGCCGTTATGACGAATCGTTTGCTTTGTTTGATAGTCAATCGACTGTGCTTGATAAACAAGCAGAAGACCCATCGGCAGATTTACAAGCCTTGGCTGAGCAAAGAGAAGCTATTTGGCAAGAACACAGCCAGCGAATGCTTTTGATTGATCAGGTATATAACCGTGATAAGGCATCAATGGGCCTACAAGCAGCAAATGAAACTCTTAGCGGTATGACTGATTTGATGGGTTCAATGTTGGGTGAGCAATCTGCTGCATATAAAGCTATGTTTGCTATGTCTAAGGCATTTGCTATTGCTCAAGCTTTAATAAATGCACCTCAGACATTCTCGAATGTTTACACCTCTGTTTCTGCGATACCTTTAATTGGTCCTTACATTGCACCAGCAATGGCAGCAGCGGCAGTGGGTTTACAAGTTGCTCAAGCCTCACAAATTAAGTCTGTTGGCTTAACAGGTATGGCTCATGATGGTATTGCAAATGTACCAAAAGAGGGAACTTGGCTTTTAGATGGTGGTGAACGAGTCTTGAATCCTGAACAAAATAAGGATTTTACTTCTTTCATTGCAAATCAAAAGCAACAACGAGGTAGTGGCGTTAATATCAACATTAATGTTCCTCCAGGCTACATGGCCAGAGAGCGAAGATTATCAAATGGCGATGTGACAATTGATATTGTGAGACAAGAAGTTGAACAAGCTTTTACCCGATTAGGAACCCAGGCAAATAGTCATGAGTCACAAATGATGCAACAAGGTTTTATGGTCGAACGAAATAGGGGGTAATTTTGGATACTTTCATGCTTTGCCCCTTGCAAGAAGGGTATGGCTTTACACCAGGTAATGATATTCGTGAACAAAAAACAGAAGGGGGGATGCCAAGGCAAGCCCCCTTTTTTGTTGGTTCACCGCACTCGGTTAATGTCTCTGTCTTATTAAAAGACGATGCAGACCGCCAATATTTTTGGGCTTTTTGGAGAACAAAACTGCGTAAACCAGAAAATTGGAAATGGGAGCTATCATTAGACCATGGGATAATTGAAGAGTGTGAATGTCGCTTCACTTCTGAATCATTACCTGGTGAATCAAAGCGAAATGGCGTTGTAGTCATGGTTAGCTTTCAAGTGATTGTTAAACCTATTAAAAGAGATCCAGATTTTGACAGAGATGTTGTTGAAGCACGGCAAGGTATCGGAAGTGGTGATTTTGCTTCGATAGAAAAAATTCCTAACAAGTGGTTTCCTGATGCTTTAGGGGGAAATCAATGATTGAACTTACTGATGAAATGCTGGCCGTTCTTGATCAATCATCTGGTCCTGTTGGTTGGCTGGAGAGTGTAGAAATCTCACATCCAAATTGGCCGCAAGTTTTGCGCTATGTGGTTAATTCAAGTGAACCAATTTCACTAACTCATGAAGACGGTCAAAAGTTTGAATATGTTTATGTGCCTTTAACCATTAACCGTGGTGGTGATGAGGACAATTTAGATCAAAAGCTATCGGCAGTCATTGGCGATGTTGGAACCATTATTCCCGATCTGATTAAGCTTGTACTTCAGGATGATGAAATTACAACTCCAATTCTCAATTATCGAGCTTACATCATTGGCCGTTATGACGTGCCTGCTTATGTTGTGAAAGATTTAGAGGTTGTAACTGTTACCCGTGATTATCGCGGGTCTAGTTTTGAGGCCCAAGCACCTGGCTTAAATGATTCAGGAAATGGAGAAATTTATTCTGCAAGTACAGATGAAAGTCTAGAGGGTTTTTACTCATGAATATTATCAAGCTGTTTTACTGCAAATATGATCCTGAAAAATTTCATTGTGTCCATTTCGTTATTAAAGCAGCTAAACATATTTATGACCTAGATTACTCCCCGTGTTTTGTCGGCTTGGCTGGTTCATTAAGTGAAACACTCAAAACTTCACGGGAAACGGTACATCAAAACAAGCGTATTGATAGGCCAAAAGAAGGCTGCATAGTCCTGATGACATATATGAATGAAAGCTCCCATGTGGGGCTTTTTTTTCAGGGCAAGATTTTTCATTTAAGTGAATGCGGTGTACAGCGCATCACAGTTGAACAAGCCAAAATTTGGTTTAAACGGATTCGATACTATGAGCCGAATTTACATCATTAAGAATGCATTAGACCAGCAAGAGAAAATTGCGGTTGAGTCTGAAAATATTCTTTATACATTTTTGCAAGAAAAAACTAAGCATCCCCAGGCGAAAATTTATAAAGGTAATCCATGTCCTGAAAACGATATAACACCAACACGTGATGACCGCGCATCTATTGCCCGTCTTATGGAAATGGATGATGAATGTACGATTGTTCGTTATCCTGGCGAATTGGCTTCTACCGTAACTTGGATTGCTTCAAAGCTGCTTGGTCAAGCTGTGTCTGCTTTGGTAAAGGTGCCAAAAGCTCCTACTAATAACAGCACAATGACAGGTTCGAGTAATAACAATTTATCGAACCCCGAAAACCGTCAACGAATTAAACAACGTGTTCCTTACATTCTTGGTGCACCTAAAGCTATACCTGATTTGTTCGCGCCTCCTTATCGTTACTTTAAAGATGGGGTAGAAGTTGAAGAGCTTTTGCTATGTGTTTGTGAAAACCCTGTAAGACTGTCTCAATTCAAGACCGGTGATACTCCGATTCAGGAAATACCAGGAACAAGTTTATCGGCTTATGGGCTTAATCAATCTTTGGTTGGTAGTGAAACGATTTTTAAATGGGGTGATACATTTACTGAAGCTCCAGTAATTCCACGGCAGTGTGACTCGATTAATGGTCAAACAGCTTTACCGCCAAACAGCACTAGGGTAGAAGCTGGAGATATTTATTTTCAATATCCGAATATGATCAAAGCGAATGACCAGGGCACGGCAGATCGTTTTAACTCATTCAATATTAATGAGACTCTAATTATTAGCGGTGCAAATTTTGGTGTTGGCGATTTATCAATAACGGGCCAAGTTAGTGTAGACCCGGTTAATAAAACGTTTGCGATTGAATCAACGCAAAATGTTTTGGATTATCAGAATTACCGAAAAATTAATGTGACTTCTTTGCTAGTGACTGATCCAGAAAATGGGCAGCTTGATTTAGCTGGTCTGTATGATATCGATTCAGTAACGTATGTATCTAATGTTTATACGATTCATTTGAAAAACCCTGTTGCTACAAACACAAATTTTTCAAATGTGACTGAAGTATTAATTTCAAATATTTCGGCCAATTTAACAGCCAACACAGCAAACATCTTTTTAGATGGTGAATATGTTGTAACGGGTGTTGATACCGTTAATAAGCAGCTTACATTGGCAACACCAAGCGGGGTAAATTCTGATTGGGATAAACTTGTAGATTTAGAAGATCAAAAGACCAGCACAGGCAATATTAAATTGCGTGGTGGACAGGATAACTGGATTGGCTGGTTTACGATTAATTCACCTAAAGCAACCGGGCTATTGCTAAATTTCCAAGCTTTAAATGGAATTTATCAAGGTTCAGATGCTAAATATGTGGATATCTATGTTGAATATCAACAAGTCGTTTCTGATAATCCGGCCGGAGCCGTTTTTAACCAAACTATACGATTAAATGGTAAAGCAAATAACCGTGATAGCGTTGGTGGCTCAATGTGGATTGACTTGCCGTTTTCTGGCGCTGTGCGTTTCCGTGCAAGACGGGTTAATGACAATGGTGATGCAGTCGATTTATCGGATGAAGTTAAATTCTATACAGCTTATGCAATTCGCTATTTATCAAAACTTGTATATGCAAATAGGGTTTTAATACGTCAGCGCACACAAGCAACACGTGCTGCAACCGCTGTTGATACACGACAAACAAACTGCATAGCTGAGAGCCTAGTTTATTCTTTCCGAGGTGGCGTACGTTCTGCTGAGCTAATTCCATCGCGAAATATAGCTGATCTAATAATTGATTTAGGGCTAAACAAGCTTATTGGTCGTCGTACTTTAAATGAAATCAATACTGAAGAGATTTATCAAGTATTTGATGATGTGGTTGAATATTTTGGCTCTGAAAAAATGGCTGAGTTCAATTACACGCTTGATAATGCAAATCAGTCTTTTGAAGAAATTTGCCGAATGATGGCTGGTGTATCCGGGTGTAATGAACGTCGCTTAAATCGAGCGCTTTATTACGATTTTGAAAAGGAAAATCGACAACCAATATTGTTATTCAATCACAAGAATAAAAAGTCTCAATCTGAAGTTAGAACTTATAACTTTAAACCTGAGAATAATTATGATGGTGTTGAAATAACGTATGTTGATAGCGAAGCGGGTTGGATTGAAAAGACTTTAAAAATACCGAATGACCAAATTACGAACCCAAAAAAAATCGATGGTTATGGAATTGCTTATAGAGAACAAGCACATATCATCGGCTGGCGTGCATGGAACAAACTGAAGTATCAGCGAGTCAATTGCAAGTTCAGTTGTTATGCGGAAGGCGAACTAACAGAACGCGGTGATCCTATTATTGTTGTCGATGATACCCGTTTACCTTTGGTTGTGTTTGGTGATGGATCTGTAACGTCTGGAGAGGTTTTAGTCTGGAATGGCTTAAACATTGAAGTAAGTCAACCGTGTACTTTAACAGCGGGTCATGACTATATGATTCATCTTCAAATGAAAAGCGGGTTTACTGATCAAATCCCTGTTAGCCAGGGTGCAAGTGAATATGACCTTGTTTTAGCACGCCCACCACTTGAAGCACTAGTAACCGAAGGTGAAGTAAAAACCGTTTATTCAATTACTGTAGATGATCGGCAAGATGAAGAGTTGTTCCTAGTCTCTACCAAAAATCGAAATGGCGTTTTTGAAAACTCACTGACAGCAACTAATTTAGATGAACGTTACTATCAAAATGATAAAGACATCATCAATAACCTAATTTAAACCCGAAATGAAAATAAGCCCTGCATTAGCAGGGTTTTTTTTGGAGAAAATTTTATGGCAGTTCTAACTCCAGAAGACTTTAAGAATTTAAAGCGAGATATTGCTGATACTGGTAAAGCTGTCAATGAAGACGTAATTGTTGATCCTCGTTACGGTGCTACATTTAAGTCTTTACCGATGGTTTCTCGTTTGTTTGAAGTAATGATTTCTACAGGCTATGCAACTATTGAAGATTTACAAGAAGCAATAGATATTGCTTTGGCTGGAGGTGCTGGTGCAGCTGGTTGGACGGCAGACTTAGTTGTTGATGGGGATGAAAATCAAAAAGCAATTAATGCTCAGGCGCAGTACTCTGTCGCCACATTCTCAGAACTAAGAGATTTAAAATACAAGGCAAGTAAACATAAAAAAGGAGTTTTTGTTTGCCAGCGAAGTGATAATTATAAATTCGGTGGTGGACTATTTGTTCCAGATCTGACCGATACAACTACAGCCGATGATGATGGAACAATTTTGATTGGATTGAATGGCGTTCGATGGAAGCGAAAATGGAATGCTCATGCAGATCCGTGTTGGTTTGGTGCTGACTATACCGCAACTATTGATTGTTCGCCACAGGTGCAAAAAGCCATTGATATTTCTTATGGTCGAGTTTGGTTTGGTAATGCTGATCGAAATTTTAAAATGATGACTCCTGTCGGCTTGCCTACAAACAGTATTGTGGGCGATATGTTGATGGAAATTTGCGGGGCAGGGGCACGTATTTGGGTGTATTCGGATACAGGAATCTTTACATCTAAAAGATCAATTGGTTATGAAACATCTAATAGTGATTTATATACAGCAGTCATAGAGTTTGGTAGAGGTCTACGTTTTCAGGGGGATGGAACAAGCCCTTCAGTCGTGATTAATGGTGATCGTCTTTATAACGTTAATATGAAGGGTGGGCGTTACTTAAGAAATACAGCGTTAGTGAAAGCAACTATTCCACGTCGTTCAGAAAATACTGGATATTTACAGTCTGTTTCGATTGAAAGTAATCATTTAGCACTTTGCCGCAAAATTATTGACTCTAAACGTGGCTTTAATATTAATTTCAATCGAAATTTTGGTGAATCTTGCTATGGCGGTTTGTATATCGATGGTGAGGGAAGCCCTGCGGTTAATGTAGTTAGATGTGAAGGGAATTTGTGGGAATCTGGCGGAGTTTTTGCAAAACTCGGTGCGACTTATGCGGGAACTTTTATAGGCAACTATTTTGAAGGTAATAGTGCTGAAGATGTTCCTTTATTAAAATGTATGATTGAACTTGGTAAAACTGGTTCAACTCAATATTCGAGTGGTGTTACATTTATCGGAAATCAATTTGGTGCATCAGCAATTTACAAAACTGATCCAGATTATTGTGATGTAAAATTTTCATCAGCTCTTTCAGGCACTGGACTTGATAATTTAACGCCACCTGTATTTATTGGTAACTGGACCAATGGATATAGAATGTGGCAAGAAGGTCAGGTTTTAACTCAGTTTGGTAATACTTTTAGTGGGGGCAGCGCACGTAGACATGGTGCTCCAAAATTACATACAGAGGCGCGCGTAACTTATGATTTATCCCGTAAAGATTTTTTAAGTTCAAGCGGACTTTCGGGTGGTGTACATGTAGTCTGTGAATTAGAAACCTCATTGTTAGAGGCATTAACCTCACAGGCAAATAGGGCGTGTAGTGCAGATTTGAATATTTTTATGCAGATGAAAACTTCAAATAATATTGTACTCGGATCAGCTCTTGCTAAAATCAGTTTATTGGTTCAAGGGGCGGAAGGTATTAGTGTAGGTGCTGTAAATAGTGTCTATCTGGGCGCTACATTAACTGGATTCACTCAAATAGATGGTGGTCTAATTGATAGCCAAAATAATATCTCGTTATTTAAGCATTTTACAAATCCAGTACTTTCAGTACAGCGTGTAGGTACAAAGTACCAACTAAAGTTATCTGGATATGCACCACTAACTGGTACTATTTATGGTGATAGTGTTAAAATTTCTTCCAATAGTATTATGACAATTTACTCACTAAATAGTGGTGGTTCATTGGCTGGACAAATCTCGTTCTCATAATAATCATCCAACATACAAAAGAAGCCTTAACTTAAATAGTTGAGGCTTTTTTATTGCCTAAATTCTGGAGAAAAGAGTCATGGCAGACAATCTGCAAATTATAGATACGTCGACAGCATTGACGACGAGTAAGGCCGCAACTTATGGGGGAAGTATGGTAGGTGCTGCTTCAGCTTGGATTGGTTCAATCGACCTTGCTTTCTGGGTCAGTATCATTATTGGTATCGGTGGTTTTCTAATGAACTGGTATTACGCTCGACAGAAAAATAAGCGTGATGAAATTGAGCATAAAGCATATTTAAAAAGTTTGGAGCCTAACGGGGGCTGTGATGTCAAAAAAGATTAAAGTGGCAATAGGTTTAATAGCAGCTTCGGCTGCTTTTTTTGTGCCTTTAAAAATGAAAGAAGGGTACACATCTAGTCCCGTTATTCCTGTGACTGGCGATGTTCCTACACAGGGTCATGGCACAACTGTTAAGCCCAACGGCCAAAAGGTAAAAATGACCGATCCACCAATTAGCCGAGATACCGCTGATAAATGGTTGCGTTATCACGTAAGTAAAGATGAAGCATTTTTAAAGAAATCTTTGCCTAACGTGAAGCTTACTCAGACTGAATATGAAATCTATTTGGATTTTATTTACCAGTACGGGCAATCAGCTTGGTCTGGCTCATCTATGCGAAGGCTACTTTTAGCGAATAAACCCCGACAAGCATGTGATGCATTGCTGAAATGGAAATACGTTGCTAAGCGGGATTGCAGCATTCGTAAAAATAATTGTTATGGCGTGTGGACTAGACAGCTTGAGCGTCATCAAAAGTGTGTAGGTGAAAACTCATGAGCGAATTTAAAAAAGTTAGCAATGTCTTGCTTGAGTCAAACGGGATTTACTTCATTGAGTGTCCCGGCTGTAAATGCTGGCATCCATTGCACGTTGGTCCACAACACAAAATACGATGGAATTTTGACGGAAATCTAGAAAAGCCCACATTTTCACCTTCTTTGATGGTAAATGCTGGAGAGCGTAGTCAATGCCATTCGTTTATTAGAAATGGACAGATTCAATTCTTATCAGATTGTCATCACTCCTTGGCTGGCCAAACGATTGATTTACCAGAAGTGGAGGATTTTTAATGACTTGGATTCTCTTAAACAAACGCTGGACCGCAATCATTATTTTAATTGCTGTGGTTGTTATCCAGACGGCTATTACAAATCGTTATGCAGGCCAGTTAAAGCAGGCTGAACAACAATGTCAATCACAAATACAAGATATTGAGCGTAAGCAAGTAAAAGCGCTTGCTGAAGCACAAGACGAATTTAATCAAGTGAGCGCAGATTATGAACAGTTTAAGTCAGAACAACGCACAAAAGTCGAGTATGTTGAACGTGAAGTGCAAAAGATCGTTGAACGTCCTGTTTATAAGTTTGCTTGTGTTGACGCTGATGGCGTGCAGCAAATCAACGATCTTATCAAAGCCAGTAATACCAGCTAACTTAATGCAGTCATGCCCAAATTTGAATGAATTAGCGGGCACAACGGGTAAAGATTGGATGTTTTGGTCTGTCGATACGGTTGCTAAATACAATGATTGTAAATCACGTCATGGTGGAGTTATAAAAGCCCTCAATTGAGGGCTTTTATAATATAAAAAATAATTTTTATAAAAAAATTTAATTATACCTAACAATCAATTTAAAACTTGAAAGTTAGAAAGAAATACCATTAGAGCAATCTAATATATGGATATTTAGAAGTTTAGTAATTTTATCTTGTTTTATATGATCTTCCTTAACATCTATTGTCCATTGTTTTAAGGCTGTCAAAATTTCTTTTCCAAACTCACTAACCTGAAGTTGAAGTGTTTTGCCACGCAAATTCATATGCATTTTAACCATATTTGAATTTGGCTCAATAAATTCAAACTTCTCTAAAGTTTCTTGTGCATTTTGGTTTGTAATATCATCACTGCCTTCATGAAGATATGCACACCTCAATGCATAAAAATCTGAACCACTTAAGAATGAAACTTCTTTTCCCATTGGCCCAATTTTATATATATATAAATTTTTCATGTATTTATCAAACCATTCAATAGATCTTTTTTTAGAGCCAGCTGTAGGATTATCAATTTTTCCACATATATCAGGTAGAGATAGTGAAATAAACAGTACTGAATACCAGTTTTCTGTTTTTATAGATGTTTCTAATGCATTAATGAAATGATTCATTATTATTCCTTTTTGTAAATAAAAAATTTCAATATTAGCTTTTTATAATTAATAATTCATCCCACCGAAATGGATTTCTCGTCAATTTATCCCTCGACATTGACCAGTTTCGAGCAGGTACATAACAAGTACCTACACCGAGTTTTTTCTTTCCAAATTTGGTGTGGACGTTTTCCATTGTTTTCATTAGTTGTTCTTTTTTATCTAACACCTCAAAATCTGTTAACAAGTCATAAGTGTGTCCAGACTTTGGCTCTAGTCCAGTTAGTATTACTCCACACTTCTTATATTTAATACCTTCTTTATAAACATGAGTTACCATTTTTACTGCTGCTTTTACGAAGTCTAACGCGCAATCAGTCGGTTCTGAAAAGGAGCCAGTTATAGACTTGTTATAGAAAGGTGCACTTTCATCAAATGGGCTAGATTGAACAAATACAAGTAGACAGCTGCATAGCGATTCTTCATCACGTAACCGCTTACATGCTTCTTGTGCATGCATTGCTATAGCTTCCTTCAAATCATCTAGCTCAGTTACTTTTGCCCCAAAGGAACAAGATTTAATAATTTGTTTTTTTGATTGCGGAGTGTCTTCAATCTCAATGCATGAGATGCCTTGTAGTTCATTGATTGTTCGAGCCATGACGATTGAAAACTGTCGCTGCATATCGCGTGCTTCAGTACAGGCTAGGTCCAATACTGTTTTAACTCCCATAGAATGTAATTTCTTTGCATGTTTACGGCCGACTCCCCAAACCTCTGAAACATCAATCAATGAAAAATAATATTCTTTATTGCATGGATCCATGCTGACTAAGTCACAAACTCCATTAAATCCCGCATTCTTTTTAGCAATATGGTTAGCTATCTTCGATTCTGTTTTACTTCTTCCAATCCCTACACATACTGGCAATCCTAGCCACTTCAATATTTTTGCACGCATATCTTGACCAACGACTTGAAGATCAAAATTCTGTTCATAGGCTGTAAAATCTACAAAACACTCATCAATTGAATAAACTTCAACTTCTTCTTCTGTGACATATGAGCCAAGTATCTTATGAAAGCGTCTAGACATTTCTGCATAGAGTGCGTAATTGCTTGAGAGAACAGTAACATTGTGTTTTTGAACTACATCTTTGATTTGAAATAACGGGACACCCATTTTTATCCCGAGTGCTTTAGCTTCATTTGAGCGGGCTACTGCACAGCCGTCATTATTCGAAAGCACAATGGTACTCTTATTATTCAAACTAGGGTTAAAGACTCTTTCACATGAGACATACATATTATTAACGTCTATGAGGAAAAAGACTTTCTCCTCGTGTTTCATGATCTTTTTCTTGTATTTTTGAGAATGTAAGTTACAACACCCCAAATTAATAATTCTTGTCCGTCCTTGAGGTGTATATCTTCATATTCAGGATTTTCGGCTTTAAGCCAATGTTCTTCTCCATCAGTCATTAAACGTTTAACAGTGAAATCATTATCAATAAGAGCGACAACAATATCGTTGTGCTTAGCATCAAGACTCCGATCGACAATCAGCTCATCGTCAATATCAATTCCAGCATTTAGCATTGATAGAGAAGCTACTTTGACAATAAATGTTGCAGTCTCATTTTTAATTAAGTGCTCATTCATATCGAGTGATCGATCAATGTAATCTTGAGCGGGTGAAGGGAAGCCAGCAGAGACTTTTTCAATTGCCAATGGTATTGATAAATGGGTTGAAGGAGTAACTAATTTTATTGACGAAACTTCAGTCAAAGCCTTGCCAAGCTTAAGATGTGGCTTAATTTCGATAATAAAAGGTTCGATATTGCTCATAGTTACTCCTTGATTTCGTTACATAATCAAGATGATATGCTAGAGCTAGGTAGAAATTCAAATTAAAAAAATTGTGGATAAACAAATAGAAGTCAAAAATTGACGCCTGTTATTGTGCATTTGGTCGGAAATTCTCCAATTAAAAAGATGAAAACAATATTGAACAAAGATGAGTCATGACAGGTTTTTTGACAGGCATGCTTAATACACAGTAAAATACAATTCAAGCTAGGGGATGTAAGTTATTGATTTTTAAAGTCGGTAATTTAATTGTATTTGATAGTGTTTGATTGTTTCGGGTTCAACTCCCGTCATCTTTATTTTTTGAAGTGGGTACAGTTCAAACTATACCCAAAAAATTAATAACTATTAACCCGCTTCCTCTTCTTCAATTGTTTTCCTAATAGACTCATCTTGTTTTCGAAGATAGCTTTGAAAAATAGCAGCCTCAATCTCATCATCTTCGCTTTTGATGTTTCCTATGGCTAGTAATAATTTATCAATTGCATAAATCATTGTCTTAAACTCAAAATCATAATATGAATTATCATAACTTGGTGAGCTATCAATTATAGTTTTTAGCTTCTGAAGCCCTTCTTTATAAGATTTTAAAAGATCTTTTGCAAAATTAGTATCAAACCCTGGTGTCTTATAAATTGCACTACCAGATTTTTCTAATACATACAAAGATTCTTGGCCAATACAGTCAATCACAATTTTAGATTTTGAAAGCAT